GGGCCGGGGGCCAGGGGGGGGCGCCTATCCCAGCCGCCGCATCACTTCACGCACCAGATAGCCCTGGAGGTAGCACCAGACCTCACTGCCGCCCGGGGCTTCGACCTCCCGGTCGGCCAGGATGAAGCCGGTCACGTGGCCGGTCTCGTGCGCGACCGTGTACTGCGTTCGCAGACAGTCCCCTGCGTCGGAGCCGACCCACATGACGTACACGCAGCCACCTGACTCGCACACCAGAGAGAGCGATCGGCCATCACACAGGGGGCCTATGGTGTCCTCCAGCCCTAACCGCCTGGCCATGTACTCCGATGCGAGCTGGGCCGGCCCATGTAGCACGACGATGTTCGCCATGAACACGGGCTCGACCCAGTGCCAGTGTCGCAGGGCCGTGCCGTTCGCCCGCCGCTTACCCATGCCATCCCCCCTTGCGCGGGCACCCCTCTGGGCTCCGGTCCTCCAGTATGCACTCCATCTGCATCTCCTCGCTGCACTCCATGCACTGCCTGTTGGTCGGATCGTACTCCAGCGGCTCGGCCATGGCTGACGTTCCTCATCGACTCACGGTCCTGCACCCGCCAGGAGTAATCACAGGCGGCTGATTCTCCGGCCCCACCCTAATCGCAGTCGTCACCAGGGTGTTAAGGATCAGGCCATGCCCCTGCTCATCAGGAGGCACAATCGCCTCCTTGGCCATGAGCGTGACATAGTACGTGCCCATAGCGGGGGGGGTCCACTTCCAGATCCATGACCCGTTCGGATCCACGGTAAGGGCCGCCCCATCTGGAGGGTTGACCAGTGTGATTTCGAGGGCGTCCCCGTCCGGGTCTGTGGCCGTCCCCCAGCAGGCGATATAGCCGCTGTTCAGCCGGAACTCCTGGGCGAAGATCAGCGTACCCACCACCTTCGAGGGGTCCACCCAGGACGGACTGGCCACCCCCAGGGTAATCGAGGCCAACAGCCCCACCACCAACACCATCGCGATCCATTGCATCTTTCAGACTCTTTTCTCTATCTACCTACGAAACGGACATTCCGGCGGGGTGTGATCATCCAAGATGCACACCTCCGACCACTCACATCTATGATCATTTCCGCGTCAGGTCTCATTTCAGTTGTTCGCGTCGCGCAAGAATTGCGGCAATGGCCACGTCGCTACCTTCGCATCGCGGGTTACTCAGGCATCGCATAGTCCAGACGGACGCGGCGATCCGGTCGCTGTACGGCCAGGAGACAAATTCGTGGGCCTCGTATGCGTTCATGCCACCTGAACCCTCGATGATCTGCTTTGCAAAGTCGTCAATCCGCCTCAAGCCACGGGCAAGCTGGACGTCTGCATCGTCCGGCAGTGGAACGGGATGCTCTTCGGCCCGGGCAACCTTGTACCACTTAATGAGGGCCGCACTGAGCCGTCTGGCAATCTCCACGCTGACCGGCTGGACGAGCCCACACCTAAAGTCTGTGGCTCCGCTCTGATCGGCGGCATACAGATCGGCCACGGCGGCCAGTTCGTTGCCGGACGCAACTCCTTTGCCGCCTCGGCGTGAGTAATCTGGCCGCTGGCCTCCATGTCAATGATGGCCTGCTCCTCTCGTTCATACTGATCCATGGTCATGCTCCTTTCTGCGTGCGGTGCGGGTCATTGACATCATATCCCCATTTTGTAAGCAACATGAGGGTGGTCCGCTCGTTACAGTAGAAACGGAAGTCTCTCTCAATCCCGCGAATCCTCACGGTGACGTGTGCAGTTGGACGCCCTGCCATTGTCCCAGACACAGCGTTGTGGCTGATGTTGGATTTTAGCTGTCTACCCGGCGGTATGTATGCCAGACCCATCGCTTGTCCTCCACTCCCAGGTCGCGTCTGTAGGCGCATGGTTGGCGCAGGTAGTCGCCTTGACCCATCCCGGCGGAGGATCGGCTGCTACTATCCGATCGCCTACACGCTTCCACCAGGTTCCATCTTTGGCATGATACACGCGGTCCCCTTCGTAACCGATAGAATCGGCCAGAAGAACCCTCGCCACGATGAACGTGATGAACTCCTGTAAACGGTGCAGATCATAGACGCCGTCAATCATGGCTTGCCCCTACGACACTGATCGAGCCTCCAGTCTGACAGCCCCACCAGTATCCGTCCCTTCTCTGTCTGTTGCGCGATTTCGTACCATGCAGTCAGGGCCGAATCCCCTCGATTCTTATCCATATCGCTCGTGGCGGTTCCTCAACACATCGGTTCTCTTCGTCTCCACGTCGGGTCACGTCGAGTCTCCACCGGGTCCAGTCCACACTTCTCTTTTCTTCTCTACTCGACTCCAGGTCCCAACAGTACCACTCATAGCCGTTTCGGGTTGCTGCTTCACGCACCAGGTCATATCCAGTTCGGGTCTCAGCCCTACTGATCCCACTCGATCCACGTCATTGCCTTATCGGCTCGCATCTGCTCTTCTCCTCTCCGTCTCCTAACAACTCCAATCACCTCCCGCTCTGTTCACTTCCGCCACTGGTCCTGTCCAGTCTCTTCGTAGCCGAATCGATTCGCCTCTAATCTCTGCCAAGTCTGTGCTCTTCCGCGTCGGGTCCGCACTCTTCTGACCGGTTCAGTTCCGTAACAACTCTCTTCGTATCGGATCCGCGTCAACTCCTGTCGTGTCCTGCTCATCTCCTTTCTACTCCATCACCTATCGCTGCTGTTCCCCCACACGTCGGGTCATGTCGAGTCTTTTCCAAGTCTGTTCTGTTCCAGATCCCCTCTGCTCCACACACCACCCATCATCTCCGCTTCCCCTCAGCTCAGATCCCTTCCATTACAGTTCCGTGTCCGTACCCTTCAGATCATCTCAAAGTCTTATCGCGTCGGCTCCCCTCTTTGCCCTCTCTGTGCACATCTGTGCCTTTCCGTTTCTGTTCCAACCTAATCCGCCTCTTTCCAGGTGTAGGTGCCGAACCCGCTGTTGGCCCACTGGCCCATGCCGAAGTCGCTGCCGTAGTCCAGCACCCACTCGATCGGCTCCCACAGGTACATGGCCCGCACCGCGATCGTGAACCGCAGCCTCGCACCCGCCGGCACCACCTCGCTGCGGGCCAGGCACGTGCGTGCCCCCTTGAGCGTCTCGGCCCGCAAGGGCCGCTCGCAGAAGTCCAGCTCGCCCGTGCCCTCCGGCAGATCAAACTCGATGAACCTCGGCTTGATGAACACCAGGCTCCCGATCGTCCGCTTGTACGAGTACCGCGTCAGCCGCCACCGCTTCATCTGCTCCTTGGTCACATCGTCGCTGCTCAGCATGGCCTCCACACCGGCCTTCAGGGCACCCTTGATCCAGTAGTTGAACACCCCGGGCTTGCCCTCCTTGCTCCGCCAGAAGAAGGTCGTGCCCTTGGTCAGCTCCTCGTCCACGTCCGGCAGGGCCTCGATCTCGTCCCGGGGCTGCTGCGGACCCGGCTCGCCCTCGTACTTGGCCGCGATGAAGTCCGTATAGATCCGCTTGTTGCCGCTGGCCGTGCCCAACACCGCCTCCGTGAACTGCAACTCAAACTGCCTGTCGTATACCTTCCCGTCCTTCATGCTGAATCCTTTCTGCCACGAACCGTTCATTATTGTGGATCTCGTATTTCGTGTGTCCCGTCATACCTTTCACCCCGTGCTACACCTTCGCCTTTCTCTTGGGGTCCTCCTCTGCATCGCACCTACGCGTATAGTTCTGCCCGCTCCCGCTCCAGTAGATCCGGTCCCGCTCCAGCCAGAACCCCTTCGGGATCCCCGTCAGGCACTCCATCCGCTCGGCGGTCTCGACCAGCAGTGGCCGCTCGCCGCAGAGGATGTCCTCCAGCTCATCCACACTCATCTCCATGGCTCTGGCAGCCTCTTCGTTGGTGATCCCAAGGTCATCCAGCTTCTCGCACAGCGTGTCTCCAGGCGGCACCACGTAGTCCGGGTCATAGGGCCCGCCCTCGGCGATCACCATGTACTCCACCCTGCCCCGCCTGGCCGGGCCGGTCATCACACACCGCCGCCAGGCATCGCACAGCGAGTCCAGCCAGACCTCGAACCGACGCAGCCACCTCATCGCTTGGACCTCCTGGCCTTCGCCTTGGCCACGGTGGTCCGCTTGTTGAGCTGCTCCATGAGCACGCAGATCACACCGACGCACCAGAGCAGCGTGTTCTTGACCCGGCCGCCGGGCATGGCCTGGATCTCGGGTATCATCTGGTTGACCTTCAGCAGCATGTCCGCACGCCACTGGACCGGATCAACCCCCACCAAGAGGTCATTGGCTCTCATAGGTCAGCCTCCAGATCCGGCAGTCCTCGTAGTAGAGGAACGTGCCCAGATCCATCCAGACACCGGGCACGCCGTTAGAATCCTGAAACACCCATCCTGCGAAGTGCCCGCCTGCGGGAGGCAATACGGGCTGCATTTCCGGCCCGCTGCTCCTGCAACCGGGTAGCCAGCAAGTGATCGTGAGTAGCCACAGCACGAGCAAAGGCAACTTGCAGCTCATGAGCCTCGACCTCCATTTCTTCCAGCCCGCTGATCAGCCGGTTCTTGCCAATCCACCAGGCGACCACCACACCGATCAGACTGATAATTCCACCGATGGCAATCCACATGGCTCGATCCCTCGTAACCTATCCTGCCTGATCAGGACCTCGATCTGGTCCCGATGGTGCACGCACCAGGCCAGGAAGTCGTACACCCGCCAGGCCTCATCCGTGGCCCGCCACTGACGGACCTGGTCCGCATCCGCACCCTCCGGGTTCCAGCACACCGCCACGGTCACCTCCATGGGGCCACGGACCCAGGGCAGATTCAGCCAGTGGTGGGACAGCATCATCGGCATGTCAGGCCTTGACCTCACCCGTCTTGGGGTCCACGACCCGGCCGTCCTGTGTGCACAGCCGGCCCTGCTCGGGCCCGTCATCGGTGGCACCGCACGGCAGGCAGCCCACCATATACCGGCCGTGGTCGATCTGACCCACGCACGTGCGGCCCGGCCGTTTGGGCAGCACAGAGGTCACCTTGCCTGAGACCTTGATCCTGTGAGGGTCGTCGCGGTCGTACTCCAGCCAGACCGTGGCCACCACCCGCCCCTTGGCCTTGTCCGCCGCATCCCGCCACTGCTGCACGAACTTGACCATCATCGCCTCGGTGAACACCAGCTCCTGGATGAAGTCCTCCAGAAACTTACCCTCTGCGATGTCTGCGATCGTCAACGGTTTGAGTTCTGCCATGTCAGCATTCCCTTCGATGAACGTGTAGTTCTCCAACATCGACGGATCGAGCTTCGCTAACAACCCCGTCATCGCCGCACCCACCACGTCAGGCAGATCCTGCGGCATATCTCACAGCGTCGCATCAGCCCCCGCTCGACCAGCCCCGCCCGCTCCAGGTCCGCCAGCCTGCGGTGGGGCACCTCCATCATCCCGATCACCGCCCCCAGCTCCGTGGACGTGGACCCGTCGTGCCCTCGCAGGGCATTGAGGACCATGTCCTTCTGTCTCTGGTACTCGCCGCAGTGGTACAACTCGGCGGCAGCCAGGCGGCTGGACACAGGATCGGTTCTGCGTGTTCGCGGATGGTCCATCATCGTCACAAGAAAAGAAGGCCGGCGAGGGCGTCCCTGCCCCCGGCCCAGGCCCGAAGGCCCTCGTCGCCGGCCTTGCCTAAGGAGACATCACGGGGACTCCGAGGGGACCTCGTGCGACTCCAGCGTCCCTGCCCGCATCCTGCGGGCGAAGGCATGCCAGTGCCTAATCAGTGGAACAATGGGGGCACGGACCAGGCAGACCGTGCCCCCACCAAAGAAAGAGGAGGTAGCCTCAGTAGGGATGGGCAGAAGAGGAGTGAGGGTGTGCAACCCAGGCGATCGGGTCTAACGGAGCAGAAGATGGCTATCGGCCGCTAGACTGCGCCGCTAGACCCCCGTGGTTAGACTGGGGGTCTAGAGGTCGCTGGTTCAAGTCCAGTCGCCCCGACTCTGGTGCCTGCAGCGAGGCCGCTGCTTGCATGAGCGCCTGACCCTACGAGGGCCAGGCATCGAGCCACGATGTCACCACGTGTCGCAACGTAGTATTGCATCGTGGTCTCGACCGAGGCATGGCCTGCTATCCGCTGTACTTCATGGGGTAGCAGGCCTTTTTCAATCCACCTGGTCAAACAGGTCGCCCTGAGATGCTTGTACTTGGCCTGGATTCCAGCCCTCGAAGAGAGGGCCGCGAAGCCCTTGTCAAACCGATCGTCAGGGCACACGTGCATGCGGTCGGTCATTCGGCCGCTGACGTGCAGGCACCGCAGGTAGTCGTACCGCTCGGGGGTCAGACACACATAGGGCTGACCCGCTGGCAGCTCGACCATGACGGCGATGAGGGCCTGGTGGGCATCGTCGGTGAGTGGCACCTGGCGGTAGTCGTGGTCCTTGGAGGTCCACGGCCAGGTGTACGCGGTGTTGACCTTGCCCCGCACGTGGATCCGCTTGCTCTCCACGTCGATGTCAGGGATGGTGAGGTTCAAGACCTCGCCACGCCGCAGGCCGGCTGTGTAGCCCAGGAGGATGCGGGCCCGCCACAAGGGGCCTGCAACCTCCAGTATGGACCGCACGTCGGCATCGCTGATGGTTCGGACCTCGCCGCGATCCACACGGATCGGGTCCAGGTCGGCCCATGGGTCTTGATAGCCCTGTGCACGTCTGGACCACCACCTGAACGCAGGCCGCAAGGTCTTGGTGTAACTGCGGACGGTCACGGCCCGCAGACCCTGCCCCATGAGTCCGTCAACCACGTCCTCGGCCTGTGCCCGGTCGAACCGGGCCACCTCGATGTCACCGCAGATGTTGAGCATCTGCCCCCATACCTGTTCTGTCAATCGCCTGGTGCCTGGTCTAATCCTGGATCCTCTGCGCTCCAGGTACGCATTCAACAACTCGGATAAGAGGCCACACGTCTGCATAGATCCTCCCTTCTTTGGGTGCGGCCGATAGCCACACCCAGTATAGCAACGCGGCCCCCGGCCAGACAAGCCAGGCTGAGCTACCTCTGCACTTGTCAAAGAGCAAAGAGGTGGCCGCCGGGGTAAGGAGACAGACGGAGTCACGCTAGGAGGTCAGAGGAACACCCGGCGACCACACTGCTGGAGGAGTCTCAGGTCTCGACCTCGGGCAGGTCACCTCGCACGGCCCGCAGCATGCACTTGGCGGCTACGGTATGGCTCGCCTCGTCCAACGCAAATAGGCCCGCTGTAACGAGTTGCGACCATCTAGCCAGAGGATACTTGGCCCGGATCTTGAGGGCCGATGGGTTGCAGATTGCCACCGTGATCCGTGGCGGCTTCTCCTGAAGAGTACACCCGTCCATGTTACACCTGTTAAAATGGGTACTTTATACTTGACACAGCCCCAGACCGTCTGTAGGCTGTTCCTTACATGGAGGACCCCCATTCCTTGGACGGCAACAGGCCCGTTGCGTGTCCGTGATCCATCACCGCGTGCCGTCCCGGAGGTCCTAGCTTGGGTTTCAAAGAGCTATCAACATCATCGGCATAGTGGAGATCTTGTCAATATAAGAAAAAGTGAGAGAGACCACAACTATGCAACGGCAGCAACCGTAGCTATTTGACCATAAAGACGTTAACTCTCTCAGAAACTTTGCTATAAATCTTACCTATATGCCAAGCACCAACACGACAACCGTGGTTTTGACTCCAGCCGCTCAGGCGGTGAAGGAAGACCTGGCCCCGATCTTCGGGCTCAAGCCTATCTTGTCAGCCGGGCTTGTACTGTTTGGCAGGCTCACCGCTGAGGAGCAGAAACGGGCCATTGCCGATGCGTCTGGCCACATTCTGAGTGAAGATCTGTACAACAACGACGTCCTTGCTGGTAAGGTGGCCGACATTCTTGCCAAGTACGGAATTCGTGAAGGATCCGAACCAGGCAGTCGGTCGGCAGGCAGTAAAGTGCGTCGCGGATCTGTTGCATGATGTGCTCTCTGTATCTGTCCATCACCGTCTCCTAACTGGTCGTCTGTGGGTGATCAGAGTACCATAATTGGACGGGTAGAAGTGATGGCAACCAATCCGAAAAGCATGTTGTGTGTCCGCTGCGGCACTCTGGCCGTTCCGGCTACCTACAAACCCGGGTACTTCGTGCTGGAGGCCGCCATGTGGGTGACCGGGGCGTTCTTCTTCTGGCCTCTGCTGGTGGCCGGGATCTGCTATTCGCTCTGGCGATTCTGCACGCAGAGGCCGGCCTGCCAGGTCTGCGGGGGCAAGGAGCTGCTGCCGGGACACTCACCCAAGGCCGAGGCGATCCGCTCGTCCATGGGCAAGGCCAAGGGGCAGACAGCGACAGACTGGTCCGACAGGTAGGAGCAAGATCATGAGATTGTGCGTGTATCTGGTGATGGGTGGTCTGTGCATGTGCGTGAGTGGGCGTTTCCTGGCCCTGCCTGTGGTGATCGCCATCGCCCAATCCGAAGGCGGGGAAAGTCATTACGAGGATCTTGCGGCCAAGCCCTGGTACAATCCAGAAAAGTCGAGGGACCAGGCGGTACAGGACGTAAACGAGTGCTGGTTCGCTGCTGCACAGAAGTATGCCCGCCTGGAGCAGGGCCGCAACAAGGCCTGGTACGAAGTCGATGAGTTCAAGAGACTGATCAAGAAACGCGGATATAGGCGGCTGAGCCAAGATATGATCCCCCCGGACGCCACGATCGAGACTGTGGGATATGTCCGCGTGGTGGTCCTGCTGGTGCACAGGTAGGACGGGCGGTCCGGTCCATCAGCTCATCGACCGACTGGTCAGACATGTAGGAGGCAAATCATGAGACTGCACGCATTGATCGTAATGGTGGGGTTGTGTCTTGGCGGATCGGGGTGCATCTTTCTTGTGCCCTTGACCATTGCGGCTCTTCAGGCTGACGACACGAGCAGCCACTACCGTAAACTGGAGGTCATGCCCTGGTACAAGCCAGGTGCCACGATGGACCAGGCGGTGCATGACGCGAACGAGTGCTGGACTTCTGCCGAGCAAAAGTACGCTGCTATGAAGCCCGGCAGGGAGAAGGCCCTGTATGAGACGCGAGAGTTCCGCCGTCTGGCCAAGCAGCGAGGGTACAAGACGATTAACCCGGACGTGATCCCTGCCGGCACGCCCATCCAGACCGTAGGGCACGCCCGCGTAGTGGTCCTGCCGGTGCACAGGTAGGACGGCCGGGCATCCATTACCCGGCCGCCGGTCCAAATCTCCTCGCTACAGGCCGCCATCCATGGTCTGCTGCACACGCTGCCAGTAACCCTCGGTCGCCCGCTGGCCGGGCCCCCTGGTGGGAGACCCGTTCCAGTGCCGGGCCCACTGCTCGGGGCCGCCCTCGGGCCAGTAGTGCCTGCAGCTCACACCGAACATCTCACGGCACTTGGTCCGGTTCAGGCGGTCCTCGTGGATGTAACGCCGCTCGCCCAGTATCCGGTTCACGTCGTCCACCCTGCTCTTCATCATCTGGGCTGGGCCCAGCTCGCCCGTGGGCAGCTCGGTCCAGCACCGGGGATCCCGGCCGTCGCGGCTCTCGACCTCCAGGATAGCCTGGAATGTCCGCTCCATCAGGGCATCCTGGTCCGGCCGGATGGTCTGGTCGGTCTGGATCTGCGCACACAGAGGCAACTGCCGCACGCTGGGGGGCCGCTGTGCCACGATACTGGCGGGGACCCATCTGGATACCCCCTGGCCCAGATAATCGCCCCACGGGGCCTTGGCTGCGGCTGCTCCAAGGGCCATCAGACCCAGGCAGGCCAGGCAGGTGCGCATGGAGTCGGCGATCCGCATTGAGAGGGGCCGGTAAACGAGGGTCGTCATTGTGCACCTCCTTTCCCGTACAGGACCTCGTCCTCGCGGTCGGCGGCCTGGCGGACGCCCGCATACGCGGTGCGGACGTCCTCGACCAGGCCGTACCCGGCCCCCTGGACCGCCCGGGCCGCCATGTTGCAGCCGCTCAGGCAGGCCAGGCCGGCACCAAAGGCCACGCCCAGGACCAATAACAGGATTGTGTGCGACTTGATGTGATCGGTGTGGTGTGGTAGACTACGCATGTTCGATACCTCCCTAGAAGGTTTCGGACCACGCCCCCGGTGCTTACAACACGCGGGGGCACTCTTCTGAAACTGTACGATACATCGGCCGGAATCCAAGTCGGGTTGAGCAATTCCCACAAAAAAAACGCCAGGCGTGCAGGCCTGGCGTTACAAGGAGGGGTAAGAGAAGACTATGTCATGCAGGGTCCACACTGGGACACCAGGACGGGGGCTCCACCTCTGCGGGCAGGGGCCCATCGGCCATGGGCCGGTCCATCAGGACCGGCGGGAACCCCCTGGCGTCCTCCACGGCCCTGTTATCCCGGCAGTGTAGTACGTGGCGTCCCTCGCAGTTGACGGTGGTCACGCTGTACCAGCACGCCGGGCAGGCCCTGCAGTTGTTGGTGCTCATGCCGTAATCCTCAGGATGATCCCAATGATGCCGATCACCAGGGCCATCACGGAGATCAGCAAGGTGATCTGGACCGATCGCTGGTCGGCCTTGCCGGTGATCTCCGCCCGGCTCATCTCCAGCGATCGGATCTGTTCACGGATCTGCTCATACTCGATCCGTGTGATGAACGACTGCGCCTGCATTTGCAGTTGTTCGCGGAACTCGTTCATGCCGAGCAACCGGTGTTCCATGACCTCGCGCATGAGGGCCGTGGACTTTTCCATCGCGGCGAACCGCTCGTCCACGTAGTCCCGCATGGTCACCCAATTCCTGGGAGATTGATCGCCCATGGGCCGCTACGGTTCTGTGACGGTGAGTACCTTCCTGGCCCGAATGCGGCCGTAGATGATTATGGCCAGGCCGATCACCTCGCCCACCTTCTCCAGGAGGCTCGCGATGTCGAGCTTGGACTCCTCGATCGCCTGGCCGACATCGGGCTGGCCGATCATGGGCAGGAGTATGCCTGCAACACCCACGAGTGTGGCCCCCCAGAGTGTCAGCGACTTCCACCATGTCTTGGTCTCTTGCTTGGCCTGTGTCATACAATTTTCCTTTCAAGGAGTTACGTTACAGCTTGACCTCAAAGCCGAGTAGAATCTGATCCGCATCCTCCCAGGACGGCAGTTTGTCCCACTTGTCCTGGGCAAAGTGATGCCGGAACTGCACAAAGATCGGCACCCGCCCCTTGGGATTGAATGCCGCCTCCACAAACACGTCCGCCACACCCTCAAAATCCCTCTCCGAGTCAACCCTAAACCCCAAGGCCGCACCTACGGACACACCCAAAGGGATAGACTCGGGCAGGGGTAGCCCCTCCGGCAACCACCCGGCCACCGGGAATTGGACCTCGGGCAGAACATCCCAGATCCCAACGGCTGCAACGGTGATCCCCTCTTGATTGAGGCCCGTGACCGACTCGCCCCACAACGTTTCCAGCCCGGCCCTCGTCTGGGACCCGGTATCGTACAGGACCCTAGCTCCCACGGTCTGATCGTTGCCGAGTGCTCCGACCTGCCACGAACCCGCCCATGCGGACGCCGACAGGACCAACAACATGCACGCCATCGCAATCTTCTGCATACTCAATCTCCTACATCACGTTCTTCGGTTTGCGCCGATCTTCATGTGCCGTTGCCCCCACCGCCCGCAGCACCCCTCCCGGGCCAATTCCCAGTGTGAGCCTTCATCTTCCCCGCGGCCACCTTCCACCTGTGCGGCTCTGCCGGGCAGGGCGTATCCACCAGGACGCCCAATTCCGCGGTCTCCTGGTTCCGCGCGTTCCGCTCGCTGCACATGACGACCATGATGATCTGGCCCGTGCCCTTGTTGTAGACCAGGTGTCTCATTTGCCTCTCCATCCACGCACCAATATGAAGCAGCCGGCCAGGGCGTCTACGTCCTCCCCGCTGATCTGCTTGCCTTGGAGCTTGTAGGTATGCGACCCCGCCGCCGGCTTGTGCGAATACACGGCCAGAACCACCGTTTCGGTAGTGCTCGGCGGGATGGATTCCTCGGTTCGGCCAATCTCGAAGGCATCCGTGGAACTGTATACCCTGTACACAATGCTTCTTGTCGAGAAGCTGCTCGTGTTCTGGGCCGGGCCGCCGCCGGTGATCTCCACGGGGTCGCCTGTGGAGGTGATCGTCAGCGATGCAATATCCCACCATTTCCCGTCCGTGATGTAGACCGTGCTGGTGCTGACCGAGTTGCCGCCCTCTGTGGTGGCCTCGTCCTGGATCTTGGCCGTCTCGACCGCGGCCGCGGCCAGTTTGGCGGCGGATACGGCCAGGGCACCGAGCTTGTTGGTGGTGACCGCACCGTCGGCGATCTTGGCCTCGGTGACCGCACCGTCACCCAGTGAGAGCAGGAGCGACCCGCCGGCGGCATTGGGCTCGCCGTCGTCGTTGTAGCAGACCAGCCACTTGGTGGCCCCCTTGGCGTCGTCCAGGTCGTTGGAGCTGGAGAACGCGGCAGTGGAGGTGGAGTCCCAGTAGATGTAGTCGTTGGTGGTGCCTACGGCGTTGGCCGCCACGGCGTAGTCCGTGCCCAGGTAGGTCACGGTGAACGCGGTCCAGGAGACCTTGCCCGACCCCGCGTTGCTGAAGGTCCCGCTGTGTATGTGCGGCAGGATGCTCAGGTCGGGCGAGGATCCGGCCATGGCCCAGTTGATCTGGTCCTCCAGTTTGGTGACCGGGCCGGCCAGTGCCGTGGTGCCCGAGGCCGCCTGCAGGGCCTGGATCGTGCCGAAGGTGGGGCTGGCGTCGGCGGTGTACACGGCGGCCACGTAGTCCACGGCCTCGACCTGGGCTATGCAGTCGTCCGATGGGTCCACCCGCGTGATCCTGCACAGGTTGCTGCTAATCGTGGTCGGGCCCAGGATGATCACGTCGTCCACGGAGACCGCGGGGCTGAATGTACCGCTGATGGTCAGGACCTGGCCGGTCACGTTGGTGACCGTGTAGGTAGTCATGGACTCGGTGCCGCCGGAGGCGGCCTTGTGGATCAGCCGGGTCCAGGTGCCCGCGGGGATGGGGGTGTCGATGGTGACTGTGTTGGTCGTCTTGGCCGTGGCCCTGCCCGCCGGATATCGCCGCAGGTAGCACACGTCGCCGACCTCCACGGCCAGGGCATCACAGAACGACTGCCAGGAGTAGCACCGGCCGATGTATTGGTTCTTGGCGGACAGCCACTTGGCGTGCCGGCTGACCTCGGACCGCTTGACCAGCAGGCTGCAGTCGATCGTCGCGTCCGCGACCGTGTCGATGTTGCTGTTGCAGTACATCATCCGGGTGGGCATGTAGTCCGCGTCCCGGTCCGGGAAGTCGCAGTTGATTTCGCTGGCCCGCTGGTCCTGCGGGATGGGCTGGTCGCGGTACGAGCCCGCGATCATGTTCACGTCGCTGAAGCAGTACGTGGCGGCCGTGGCCTTGTCGATGAACAGCCCTATGGTCTGCCCCCGCCGCACCAGTGCGGCCCTGGCCAGGCCCGCCACGAACCCGGCCACCTCCCACCTGTTGGATGCACCTGCAACCGGGCCGTTGATGGTTACGCGGTTCTCTGTGGAGCCCTTGCCGTCGTCGACCGCGTCGTTGGAGTAGTCGGTCAGGGCCTGCATGTCCGCCGCGGAGATCCTGCCTATGGGCACACCGTCGTACTGCTCGACCGCATAGGGGGTACCATCCCCATCGCCACTTATCACGGGGCCGGTCAGGATGTGCTGGCAGATCGCACCGGGGTCGTCGGAGTAGGTCAGTGCCCCGGTGGTGGTGTGGGCCACGATCTGGCCTTCCAGCTCGGCCTCGAACTCCAGCACACCCCCCAGCTCCTTGGAGGCCAGGGCCTCAATCGCCACCAGCACCCGGCCCGGGTACGTGAACGCCGTCTCCAGAACCTCACGCACGGCCCCGATCCGCAGGCTGTCGCCGTGGTAGTCGTCGTTGCGGTCGGTCGTGGTCTTGGTGACCTTGATGTCGTACTGCTTGCCGTAGGTGATGGTCACCGGGCTTCCGCCCGTGTAGTCCACGTCCGTGTCGAACGTGATCCACAGGGGCCGGCTGGTCATGCCGTAGGATACGTCGTCCACCAGAGTGGACCACGAGGCGGCCCCCGCCTCGCTGATCTCAATCTTGTACCCCATCTTGTGCCAGACCCGGTCACCGTCGCTCTCGGAGATCCCGTACAGCCCCTTCTCCAGGTACAGGGCGATCTCCAGACGGTCCGCATGGGCGTCGGGTGTGGTCCAGGTGATCGCACCGCCGGTGGCCGTGACCTCGATCATGGGCCTCCGCTCGATCTTGGTCTCGGCGAACGGTGCGGACTGGTCCAGTGTGCCCTTGTACTCGGTGATGGTCAGCCCGCTGTAGTCGGTGGCCGGCCTGCCGTTGATCCGCATGGACCCCGCCACGATCCCATTGACCGGCCCTGTGCCCAGGTCCAGCAGGCAGTACAGGGTCTCGGTGGTCCGCTTGATCTCGGTGGCGGCCAGGACCTGCTCGGCGGACGTAGGCACCGCCCTGCCGAAGGCCATGGCCAGCACGGTCGGCATGTTCATGAACAGCTTGACCATGTCGTTGACCGTGTCGGTGGTGTTGGTGTGCTCGGTCCAGCACGCGATCACGTTGCCGGTCACCTTGGTCTTGCCGTAGTACACCGGGCACATGCCCCCGACTTGTTGGGTGGTCTTGGGGCTCAAGGTGTACATGGGCTTGTCGGACTTCGACCCCTTGACGCCGACCATGGCCGAAACGATCATGGCCCCGCCGATCATGGTGCCCACGGTAAAAATCTGCGTGGCCAGGCCCGTGGCGGCCATGCCGAACCCGGCCGACATGGTGCCCAGCATGCCGCCGATGGCGGGTGCGAACATGGCCAGGGCCGCCATGCCCACCATGCCGATCACGTTGCGGCCCAGGCCCATGGCCGGGATCAGGACCACCACGTCGCCGTCCACCAGGTGCACGGACCCGCGTATCTCCGAGGGCACGTACATCCCGTTGACGGCGATCTCTACGGGCTCGCTGGCCCTGGACTCCACGTCCGCCAGGGTAATGCCTGCCCAGGCCTCCTGGGTTTCGAGCGTGGACGTGGCCGGCTCGAATGGGTTGATCACGTGTCGAAATGTCACACTCACTGGGCCACCTCGTAGTATGCCTCGACCTTGTTTCGCCAGGGCCAGTCCGCCAGGTCCGCTATGGCAGGTCCCGCCTGTGCGGTGATGTGAAAGAACGCCCGGCCACCGGGCAGGACCACGCCCACGTGGCGGGGCTCCACCGTGAAGTACACCAGGCACCACGGCTTGGGCCCGGGCAACCTCTCGAAGAGCTGACTGCCTGCCAGGACCGCCTCTGCAACCTGCTGGCGGGTGGGTGTGCCCAAACCTGCCCTGCGGCGGATCTCGGCCGCCGCGGTCCAACAGTCCCACTCGTGCGGACCTGCCGCCCCGAACCTGTACATCCCAGCCAACAGGTCTGAAAGGTCCACGTCGTGCCAGTCTTGTGCTTGTTGGTCCGTCATGTAGCCGCCACGATAAGTCCTGATGGGTCCAGGCCCGGGAACCCCCCATACCTGGCCAGGTTGCCCCGGGCCATGCAGCTCTCATACAGGCCGTCGCAGGTGGCATGCCCCGCTGTGCCGCCGCTGGTGTACGAGCCCGAGTAATCGCTGGAATCGGTGCCCTGGAGCGTGAAGTTGTTGGCGTTCACTCGGGTGATCACCCACGACCCGGCCAGTGAGGGCGTGATCCCCGCCACACCGGCCAATGTGAACACGTCGCCGGTCTCGCCCAGGTGTGCGGTGGCCGCGATCAGCACCGGGTCGGTGCCGGACAAGGTCACGCCCGTGATGGTCTTGTCCGCATACGCACACCGCGGCCCCTTGAAGTCCCTGGCGAAGTTGCACCAGGTGGGGAAGTACCGGTCACGCGGGAACCGCATTCGCTGCGGGTCGTCACCCGACAGCTCCAGGACCAGGTCGTGGCCGTCCCTCATGAAACCCCGGATGTCGTAGTCCAGGGTCAGGTCCGTGTAGGTCTCGTCCAACAGGCTGGATTCGACCATGATCAGTGTGCATACCCCGCCCGTGACCAGGTCCGTATCTCCAGGGTACTGCGGCAGATAGGCCTCCAGCACACGGTCGGCGTTGACGATGGCCAGGCGGACGTTGTCCAGCCGGTTGGGCTCTGCGGGGCGCAGGCCCCCGCAGGACATGCCCCTGGCCGTGTACGTGTTGCCCGCCGTGGCGGGGAACACCACGTCCTCGCCGTTGTTGGCGTACCGCAGCACGCTCGAATCGGTCAGTGTGATCTCGGCCAGGAGGATCCAGGCCGAGCCCGAGGCCACCTTGTTTTTGGCAACCAGGAGGTTTTGGGACAGGGTCATGTGCTATCTCCCCCTCAATGTGATCCGCAGGTCCCACACGGACGGGTGATCTGGGTTGGGGATGTACTCGATCGGGGTTTCGAGCACGCATGTGTACGTGGCGGAGGTGGCCGGGTGGGTCCACGTGAACTCGCCCGCCCCGTAGGCCGCGTCGCCCGCCTCGAACGTGCTCATGGTCGATACGTCGGTGGTGCTCATGCACGAGTAGTACAGGTTGAAGATCCGCTGCGGACTCGTGGTCCGCTGCCGGGTGACCACGGGCCCGGCCTCGGGCTGGACGCGGATCACCGCGTCCTCGGCCTGGTACGCACCGCGTCCTGCGATCGTGCACTGCCTGCTCAGATTGGTGGGGAAGTTGGCCATCATCTGCCTCGGAATGCCGGGTTGGACTGCTCTTCATCGAGGACCACGCCGAGCACGAACTGGCGGAGTGCCTGGTTGTACTTGACCGACGGCGTGCCATGGATCCGGCCAGGTGCCCGGTTGGTGATGTTCACCGTGACCTTGGGCTCACCCGCACCTGCGGAGGCCATGCCGGCCAGTCCCTTGGGCAGGACCAGTTCGCCCCGCTGGAGAATGGCCGGGAACTCATCGGCCCCCAGGCCGAAGTGATACCGCCGGGCATTGGCGAACGCCGCCGCAGGGGCCAGGGCCATGTCACCGCCGTACCCGACCATACCACCGCGGTGACGCTGCTCGGCCAGGACCACACCACCACCGGGTCGCATGTACTGGCCCACGCCGAAGGCCTGGCCAAGGCTGCCCGAGATCCACTTGGCGATCGGCTCGGT